CAAAGAGCCAGATTTCCAAGAAGCGCGAGGCTCAGGCAGCAATGCGTGATTTCAGAAACCGCGCTCGTAGCGGCGACTTCGGACAGAACAACCAAGAGGGTATGCGTCCACTCTATAACTATCTAAAGAGAACTGGTAAACTCAAGACCAAGTAAAAGGGGACTATATCATGGCAAAAGTGAAGACACCAGCAAGACCAAGAATCCGTGACCTCAAGCATCAGATCTTCGTGAAGAGTCTGAACCGAAAGAAGAACCTTGAGGGTTGCAATTCAAGAAATGCTAAATATTCAAACAAGTGTTGATATTCTAGAACCTATCAGCACATTCATAAAGTTTCGAAACTACGAAAGGTAAGAACATGGCAATCAACCGCGACGGCTACGCATCACTAATCGAATCTGTCCAAGAGGCAGTTTCCACATCAACAGCAGGAACCGCAACAGATGGTTCTGGCACATCTGGAATTCAATGGGGACATTCATCAATCGGTGGTGCAATGAATGCCATGCAGTTGGCTCAATGGCTTGCATCTCAGATGGGTGGTGGAAAGCCAAGTCCAAACGCATTCACTACTGCTGCCAAGAGCGGTGGTCGCGGCAACTTTGCCTCATCCAACAGAACAAGCGTCAAGGGTGGCAAGGGATCGTCTTCTGCTAAGGCATCTGTCGGAACAGCAGCCAAGAGGGGTGCGATCACAGAAGCCGACATTGAGGAAGCGTTGGCAATCCTTGACGAAGCATCATGGAATACAGGTGAGTTCTCTGGCATGAAGAGTGGATATGACATAGCAAAGGCATTGAATGCTGGAAAGACATTCAGTGGAAGCAACACCCTTGGAAAGGGTCCAAAGGGTGGTCGCAAGACAAACCTAGGCTCTGGTCGTCCAACTGGCTCCAGTGCAACCTATGGAACCACAGGAACCAATGCAACTCGTCAAGAGGTTGCAGAGGCTGGTGCTGAGTATTGGAATCAAGGTAGATTCTCTGGCATGAAGAGTGGATACGACCTAGCAAGAGCATTGGGCAGCGGAACATTTGGTTCTGGTGGTACTACAACCTCAAAGGCTCCAAAGAGTCGCAAGACAAACCTAGGCTCTGGTCGTCCAACTGGCTCCAGCGCAACCTATGGAACCACAGGAACCAGTGCAACTCGTCAAGAGGTTGCAGAGGAAGAGGATTTTGACATCCTCGACGCGATCCTCGCAGAGGGAATCGAACTATATGGCGAAGAAGGTCTTGCAGAGATCCTTGCTGATTTCGCAGAGACTGGCGAGGTTTCAGACGAACTCGCACTTCTTCTCAGCGACGAATAAACCTTAGGCTACAAGGTGGTATGCACACGAAGGAGAGGGAAACCTCTCCTTTGTTGTTTCATAAATAAATCGGAGGATTCATCTGAGATGGCCGATTCTTTAACATCAAGCATCACTCGCGTTCTTTTGGAAAGCAATGACCCCGATCTATCGGGGAAGTATACATTGTTCACTCTTTATTCAGACAACACTTCTGTATTGCACATCTTTGAGGATAGGGAAACCTTTGAAGCCATGAAATACAAGTTTACATCAAACGACGGCATCAAGCGTCTTGGCGCATCGAAACTACCAGAGAACACGACTTTCAAGAAACTTTCAGAATCAATAGAGCGCAAGTTCAATGTGCCGAAGGAAACAATCTCAGTTCGGACACACGAACCAGCACGACGAGAGGAACCACAGCACAGACAGGTTGTGAATGAAATGCCAAGGGCTTCGAAGCCACAGCAGAAGACACCCAAGGCTGGCTCTGTTCTGGAGGGTGTCCTGAACGGCAGAGAAAGATTCAGAAACCAACCAATGCAGGGGATGCCCACGACACAGCCAGAGAGGACGGAGCCTACAATCAACTCCTTCCGCCCCGCAACGAATCAAAAGATCGACCTATCAAAACTCAACAATGGCGACAGGCCAATGCTAGGATAAGACACATGGCTGAAAAGAAAGAAACAAGCAAGGACGAGAAGGACAGCAACGAGAAGAACTACCTTGTTCGGTACAGGTTGCCTGGTGAAAAGGGCAGAAGCCCACGCAAGGTCGTGATTCAGGCTTTGAACCAATCAGATGCCAAGAGGACGGCACTCGCGACCATACCAAGCGCAGAGATCGTCGGTGGTCCAAAGGAACTCAGCGAGGGCGTAATGGACTTCGCTGGGCGTGTCGGCAAGTTCATGTCTCGTTGCGCTGGAAAGATGTGCCTTGCATATGCAAAGACACCCGTGAATGCGCGTGTCGGTACTTTGTCTCAGATTCGCAAGTTGGCAACCAGAGAGATTGCCAAGGGAACAGGCGAGAGGCTTGTCCGTGCTGGTGGCGGTGTGCCAGAAAAGGTTCGTCTCACCATAAAGAACACATCTTCGAAGAAAAAATCAACCAGATCACCGCGCAAGAGGAAGTAAACTATGGCCAGTACAGCGGGTCTTGCCACATGGAAGAAGTACTTTGAGGGTAAGGGAGATGTTCCTGTAGTTCTGAAAAAGGCCACAACACTCAAGCCAGTTGGCAAACACACAGCGGTATCTCTCCGCGAAGGAGATACCGTGACCTTGAAATCCCTCAAGAACGAGAAGGAATATCTCTCCTACGCAGGGGGTAGGACGGGACCAAAGGTTGTTGCGTGGATTCCAGTCGAATACAAAAACAAAGAATATCTCTGCACCATAGAGAATATGTCAAAGCCATCCAAAACTGGCAGAATAGATCTGAAGTTGCAGACCAGCAACATGTTGAGCAAGGCAACAATCACCAAACTCGACATTTTTGGTGATAAGAATGTGGCGTGTGCTGTGTTCAACAAAACATCGGAACTTACCGAGTCTTGCAATGCTTATATCAGAACGAACAAGTTGTTGGACAAGAACAAGAACTTCAAGAAATCTCTAGAAAAATATTTCGACGGAGACAACCACACAAAGATTGAATGGATAGGTGCCATAGACGATGGAGAGATAGCAGAGTTCAAGTATCTTGGTGAAGTTTGCATTGGTATAATACTTCTTGAAAACAAAACAGCACAAGCCATATCTGGAGTAAATCCATTTGTAGGGAAAAAAGTCAAGAGAATGATCTACCCCTTGTCCGAATCCTTCAAAGGAGCGGATGCCATAGCAGAAACAAGAGATGGGGACATGATTCCATTGTCCTTGAAAGCGGGTACTGGTGCGGCAGCAAGTTTCTTTGGAAACCTGTATCCAATCGTGACAAAGAGTAAGAAATACAGACCAGACGGAAGCGTGATCAAAAAGATATGGGAAGCAGCCACCAACATAGGTGCAACTGAAAAAGATGCGAAGAAGATCATATACGAATATGGCATAAGAAACATCCTTGGCTTGGGAAAGTCCAAGATAGGCAACACATACAAAGTGTTCGAAGAGTTCAAGAAGTACGACAAGATGTCTCAGTATTCACCAGATGTCCGTGTTGTTTATTCGGCATTGGAGAAGAAGATGAAAGAACTCGGTGATGAGGTTGCCTTGGCCAGACTTGACGCATCCACAACCGTTTTCTTCTGCAAGAATATGGCAAATGAGTTCAATGCCGACCCAAAAAGCATAGATGCTGCGTTGACTGCACTGGGAGAAAAGAACTTCTATCAGATAAACTTGGATGTAAAATCAGTAAAATCGGGATCTTTGAAGTTTACTGCCACCAAAGTGCCTGGTGATATTGCATCGTTCAAGATGATAGGAACAAAATCCGCATACACGAATATCGATGCGTCTCAGGGAACATTGAACTACATCTTGTCCTAAATACTCTTGCATGGGACATGAACTCCACAGCATCGCGGGAATCGACTACTCTCTCTGTGGTCCTTGCATCTGCGTCTTCGAAGGCGGTGGAAGATTCTCCTTCGATGACTGCTGCTTCTATTTCCTCACCGATACCAAGAAGTATGCCAAGGTCTTCATGGGAAACATTCATGGAGAGTTGTTCTCCGAATGGGAAGAGGACATGGAGAGGTATCAGAGCATTGCTGATTGGGCAATAGACATTCTCAAGGATGTCAAGCAAGTCGCCCTAGAAGGCTATGCGTACTCGGCAACGGGCAAGGTGTTTCATATCGCTGAGAACACTGGCGTACTGAAGTACAAGTTGTTCCAAGAGAGCATACCCGTCACCATCATCCCACCCACAGAGGTGAAGAAGTTTGGTTGTGGCAAGGGAAACGGGGACAAAGCCGCCATGCATGAGGCATTCCTGAAGGAAACTGGCATAGACCTCAAGTCTATCATGACACCCGACAAGAGAGATGTTGCATCTCCAGTGTCAGATGTGATAGATGCCTACTACATCTGCAAGAAGATTCACAGCGAGATTCTTCTCTCCGCTATTTGACCAACTTTGAGCGGATTTCCTTGACGAGCCTCTGAGTGGATTGCTTCTGAACCTTCTTGGCAATACCATCGTCACCGAAGATCTTGATCTTTGCCTCTTCGGGAATCTCGGTCTTGATGTCCTCAAGCAACTTGACATTGTCTGCGACTGCTTCTTCCGTCTTCTTGTTCCTGAAGATGAAGTAGCCAACTGAAATCGCAGATGCGAGGAATCCGATTATGAATACCACAAGACCAACCGTGGCGATCTCCTGATAGTAGTATTGGTTTGCTGCTGCAAGACCAACGGAAACAAATCCCGCGCACAGGATGATTCCACCGATGACCCTGTGAAAGTATGCCACGATCATTCCTGCCACGATCATTGCAAACCCAACCATCCAGAAGATTCTCACAATCTTCTGAATCTCTGCGGTCGATGCTGCGACGAGATCGTCGTACTTCTTCTTCCAATCGCTGTTGGTGTTCTCAAGTTGCTCAATCTGCTCAAGAAGAGGCTGCACATTCTCGGCAGAAAGATCCTTCTGCACCATGTCAACTTCCTTCTGTATTGAGATGGAGGCATTCTCCACCTTGTTGCTCTCGACAACTATCTTGCTTGCCTCTTCGGCAACCACTGGATCTTCGGTCTTGTCCTTGATGACGGTGGCAGATTGAGTGATCGCGGCAGATGACTGCTGAATCTCCTGAGCAGTTGTCTTGACGATTTCGTTGGACTCGGTCACCTTCTTGACATCGTCATATACAATGGTTGCTACGGGAGTCGCTGGCTTCTCGACCTTTGGAGCCGATGTGCATTTTGCACCGATCATCATTATTCCCATCGAAAGGATCAGTGCGATTCTTTTCATTGTGCTGTTCATTCCCTCACCATCGACTTTCTTCGCTTCATGGATTTTGCTCTCTTGCGATTTGCTGCTGCCCTCTTCTTCTTGGACTTCCTCGCAGACTTCTTTGCTTGCCTTGAGCGACGAGCCTTCTCTGCTCCACCCATCTTTATGCAAGCCTTCCCGCCCTTCTTCGCGAGTTTCTGTCCCTCTGGACACTTGAAGACTATCTTCTTCTTTCCACCACGAATGACGATCTTGCGCTTTGCTCCCTCGGCAAGCATCTCAAGTTCCTCGGATGGAATGAGCGATAGCACCTGATCGACGCTGATGTCCTCGACACCATACACCACATAATGGGTTTCCATCAGCGATGTGTTTGCGATGTCAAGCGAGAGTTTCATGCCAACATCTTCGTTCGTCTGCTCTTGTCCCTTGCTGAACCTTGGATTTGCAAAGTTCCTTGCGGGGAATCCGCCTGGCCCTTCGCGCACCATCTTCACTTGAACTGCCTTCTTCCCCTTGCCCATCGTGGAGACGAGACCTTCGTGTTCCTCGCCACCATGGGTGCCGATGTCGAACTGATGTCCATGCTCCTTGAACTGATCAAGCATGTGGTGCTTTGCCTGATTTATGTGGTGATGTGCCTGGAACATGGCATGAAAGTGATGTGCATTGGAATCTATCTCGCCATGCAGGGCAGTGAGTGCCTTGGCACGACCCTTCTCGCTCTTGTTCGTCTTGTGTACGAACTTCTGCGCGTGTGCCTTGAGTCCTTCGACGCTTCTATCGCCAGTTGTTCGTGCTGCGGTGTTCGAATACTGCCTGACGATGCCGTGAAGTCTCTTGTTGCCAACCAACTTGCGGGAGAACTCATGTACCTCTGGTGTCAGGTGCTTATGTGCAGCGGCGAGATGCTTCTTGATAGCGGCATCTCTCTTTGCAGACAAGGATAGTTTGGTTGTCTTCCTGATGGCAAGATCGGGAGCATGAATGCCCTCTCCCTGCAACTGAGAAACATCTGGGTGGCTAGTGATCTTTTTCATGCCTTTGCTCCTGGCTTTGGAAGAGCATATTGCGAATGTGCTGCTAGTGTGAGTTTCTTTCCACTCTTGACCTTGTATGTGATTGTGTTTGGCTTTGCCGTGGTCTGATTCTCACCATCTGCCTCATGATGCACAAGGTCTGCCTGAAACGCATGACCTGGCTTGATGTTCATGGTCTTGACATGATGAAGGAGAGGGACAAGGTGCTTGACATAGTGTTCCTTGCCAGTTGCATGAACATCCTCTGGTGTCTTGAAGACATGCTCGACCTGTCCATGCTTTGACTTGACGAAATGGGTTCCATCATGCTCCTTGCCTACCACGACACTCATTCCACCATCGACCTTGAGAGAAGGTTCATGCCCCTTGGTGTGCTTTCCCTTGAACCTTTGATGCATGGCAGTCATGTGCCTGAGTGCCTCGCTTGGGTTTCCGTGATAGATCATGTCTCCTACATGCTCAAGGTGTCCAGTGAATGGCTTCGCCTTCTTTGCTGGCTTCGTTGGCTTCTTCTGCGTTGCTTCGAATATCGGTGCTTTCTTCTTCTTTCTTCGCCAGACTCCCTTGCCGAACTCCTTTTGGCTGTACTTTGGCGAAACAGGCTCGCCATTGGAGACCATTGCAATGCCAGGAGCAGATGCCGTGTTTGCAACTTCCTCGTCAAGCAGGATCTCAAGGATGTCCATCTTGTCCTGATCCTCAAGTGCCTCGGACATCAGCCTTCGGGCTTCCTCGCTCAGGTTTTGTCTCATGAAGTTCTGGTATGTCTGATTCATATTTTCCTCAGTTCCTGCAAAAGGGAATCTTCCATGGGTATTGTGGCAATGTCGGCCTCTGG